GACCCGAACACTTATTCACCAATTGCAATTCCAACAGCTTAGCAAGCCTATCCCTATGCTTCTTCCGTTTAAAACAGTGTAGGTACACCTGATGTTCAAACTCCAAAGCTTCGCGAGAAACATGTTGGTCAAACCGTGAAGCATCTAACCCAACAGCAACGGGATCTGAAAACATCTCCCATTTTTCACGAAGTTTCAAAGCAACTCCTTCCATATCCAACCCTTTCATCACTGTTTGATGTCCAAAAAGTTTTCCCAAGCTACGAAAAATTTTCTCCTCAAGAGGTTTTAAATATCGACCAAGTCGAACATTAAATTTGGGGTCTCTTGGGGATATAACTCTGGGGACGGGATCCTTCTTGGAGGTTCGATCCGTTTTCTCGTACTTTATAAAAACCTTCACTTCAGCATCGCGAGCGAGATTTGACAGCCCTTGTCTTATCTCATCCAGCGCCTTCTGGTACACTACCTTCTTACGGCCACTGTAGGAATCAACAAATTGTTGATGCGTCCACGGGGCGGTTGAAGGAAGATAGCGTCCCAAAAGCCCAGCCGTCTCATCCAAACGGCCAAATGCATTCGGCAAAGGTTTTGGAGGGGGTGCGAATTCACTAATCAACCCCGTTTTCTCAGGGATATTTTTAACAAAGAACACCCTCTCTTTAACCGCACGTTCCAACGTATCAATGTCATGATTAAACGGCACAATATCGATGTCTGGTGAAACACCGCTAACACGAGTATATCTACGACACTTAGTAATACCCAATCGTCGCACTACATGCAATCGATCAAGGGGCGCACGACTTACACCACACCCTTGACCTGCACAATCGACTGGGCCCCGTTATCCACCCCGAAGGGTGAACACTCTCCCAAATGCACTCGCTCCGGACACACGATCCACCATCTTCCCTGTTCCCATAACAACCTTCATTTGGTTCAATGTCATACTTGGAACAAACGAGAGAAACAAAGCACGATCAATTGCGAGAACTTTATCACAAGTCCGCAAATCGACAAATACTGGTTCTTCCAAGTACTTAACCATCCACTTACGTGTTACAAGAACATTAGCTTCCGACAGGTCCCTATTCCCAAATTTAAAATAAGCCGCCTTAGCCAAAGACATGGCAAAGGAAGATCGCTTCCCCTTCACCAGCCTCTTTGTTCGTTTAGAACTCAACACGACTGTCTCATTAATCATTCTAGTGGGAATAACTTCAAACCCATCCTCCACGGACTGTTTATCCGCCTCCAACCACCGAGCATACTCAGGGTTAGGCTTAGACACATTCCGTAAAAGCTCCACATGGTGGTCCTCCACAAAATCTTCCGGAGCCAAACAACTCGCATCAAACTCCGCCAACAGCCTACCTGCAACCTGTGCAGGTTCCGATCCATGTAGGACGCGATCGTATACATAATGCAGCCATTTACAACCCCATTTGGTCATAACAACATATTGCTCATCGATCGCCATGGCTGTG